AAAATACATTCCCAGTTTATCAGATCTGTTGCTTAGTGTTATACACATAGCAGAATGTATTTTTGGTGGAGTCGCCGGGTACCGCCCCCGGGTCCTGTATAGCGTTTGAATTGCTTCAACGTTACAATATTATTTATACACTACTTTTTGTATTGTGTCAACCTAAGATTAAGTCCATAACAAACTTTTTATCTTCTATTTCTTCAGCCGTTAAGCCTTCTTCTTTCTTTTTAGGTTTAATCGGTTCTAACCATGTGTCTGCTATGTAAGCACGAGGACTAGGTCCTAATTGTATTGTTAGATCATCTGCTTCGATCCACCAGTGATGGTCTGAAACTAATGCTGTGCTTACTATTCCTCTGTATTGAAATACTTCCTTTGCATCAAACTTACCTATATATTCTACAACTTTAACAATCCTGCCTTTGTTAGCTGGATTAACGGAATATATTATTCTTGCTAGATCGCCTTGTTGACACTTCATTTTTTACCTTCTTCGTATTTCATTAGTAGAGAATTTAATTGATCTGTTTTAACTAACCAGCCAGCATCATTTACAATGAATACATCTCCTGGTTTATATAGCCAATGATCTCGTTGGGAGCCGTCTGCGGCAACACCCATAACTTCACCTTCCCATTCGCCACTTACTTTAAAGTTTTCACCTGCTTGATCAATTCTATAATCGATCCACATCATTCTAATATATCAGCGATCTTGTGTGCAAGTTTTCTAAACCACATTTCGTCATGTCCTCTTGTTGTTTCAGCTGCCGTTCCAATTCTAATTCCGCTTGTTTCAACAAACGAACGAGGGTCGTTTGGTACACCATTTTTATTAACTGTAATACCGTTTTCTTCTAATAAGTCAGCTGCTTCTCTACCACTGTACTTACTGTCACTTAGATCCATTAGGATAATATGACTATCTGTGCCGCTTGTTTGTACTGGCATATCACGCTGTCTAAACACGTCACACATAGCTTTAGCGTTGATTACAACGTCTTTAGCATATTGTTTATACTCAGGTGTATTAGCTTCAATAAAGCACTGTGCCTTTGCGGCAATGATGTGCATCAATGGTCCGCCTTGTGTGCCAGGAAAGATTGCTCCGTTGATACGCTTGGTGTATGATTCATCATTCCAAAGTATAATGCCGCCACGTGGTCCACGCAATGTCTTGTGTGTTGTGCTTGTGATAATATCTGCAATACCGACTGGGCTTGGATATGCTCCACCTGCAATCAATCCACTGTAGTGTGCCATGTCAACTAACAGCAAAGCATCAACTTCAGTAGCAATCTTTCTAAACTCATTCCAATCAATCTCACGTGGATAAGCACTTGCGCCTGCAACAATCATTTTAGGTTTTACTTTTACTGCAATTTCCATAATGTCGGCGTAGTTCAAGTGCCCGTCTGCATCAACACCGTAGGTGTGTGCATCGTATACTTTGCCTGAGATGTTAGGTGGACTACCATGTGACAAGTGGCCGCCACTTGCTAGATCCATACCGAGGATTGTATCACCTGGTTTAAGGAACGCTTGGTATACTGCTGTGTTAGCATTTGCTCCACAGTGTGGTTGTACATTAGCAAACTCGCAACCATACAATTCTTTTAGTTGTTCAATTGCTAGTGTTTCAATTTCATCCATGTGTTCGCAACCGTTATAATAACGTTTGCCTGGATAGCCTTCAGCATACTTATTTGTAAACACACTGCCTGACAGTGCCATTACACTTTCACTTGCAAAGTTTTCACTTGCAATAAGTTCGATAGTACTTGATTGTCTATCTACTTCTTTATCGAGAATAGAATGTATTCTTTGATCCATTTACCAAATTCCTAAGTTTCTGCCGTTACCAGCTATTATGCTAAAACATGTTACAACATGTAACACTATCCAAAAGGTGCGAAAAGCCAGAGCCTTCATTACACTCGCTTGTGTAATTGGAAGGAACTCTGGCTTATCATCGTCGGTTAGCCCTATTGGCATACCTACAGTACGAGCCCAGGTTCTGAGCCAGCGGCGTTGTCCGCTCATTTTACATACCGTTTTTCTTATCTTGGATTTCTTTGCGGCGCTCTTTAGTGAGCTTGCCTAAATCACCCAATGCTTTTCTAGCTCTTGCGGCTGCTGCCTTTACGCCTTTTTCTTCAAACGTTGCGTGTTCAGCTAGGTAGTTGTTGTACGCTTGTACAATATCGTCGTGATGTGTCATAATGTCTCCTTTCTTATTTTACTATTTTATTTAATATACCTACACCTAAGGGGTGTTAGATGTGGGATCGCCTACATTGACGTCTGCGCTGCCTGATGAGGCATGACCGCATGTAGCAAGGTCACCTGCGTTTACAACAGCAACTCCGCCAACAAATACATTGTTGGTGTCTGCTACCATAGTTGGACTGGCATGAGCGCCATTCCCGTGACCTGCTACACTATCGCCGTCAACAATGACCAGTTCACTGTTTGCAAAAACAGTAGACTGACTTGGAATTAAATCTCCTCCAGCTGTATCATTGTTTCGACTAATGCCACCCATTAAGTTAAGATGCCAGTTGTTTGTTGTGTATAAGACTTAGCCACACCTTCGTCTGACTTAATTACACACGACACTGCTGACTGCTTAATACTTACAGGTGTGTCTGGGCTTGCTGAGAACATAAAAGGTGCTAAACCTAATCCGTCCTGTGTTTGCACTAGCATCATTGGCTTGTGCATTTTATACATATCATTCTTTTCGTCATCTAGTCTTCCGATGACTTCTTCGCCTGATAGTAATTTTAAAGAGACTGTGTCTCCAATTTTATATGGTACTTCTAAAATCATAAAGAATATCCTGTTCCGTTAAACCCTGTGTCTTCGCAATATTTTACTAGGCTGTCATAGCCTCCAATTACTTCGCCGTTAATAATTATTTGAGGTACACTCCTCGCATTTGGTACAGACTCGAGTAAATCTTCTCTTGTCCAACCATCACCTATCATACGTGTTTCATATGTTAGATGTAATTGATTTAACTTTGCTTTTGCTTTAACACAGAAAGGACAGTTATCCTTTGACCATACAATAATACTAGTTGATTGGGTCATAATGAAAATCCTTTGAGTGAGTCTTTGCTCACATCTTGTTTAATGCCACCGATAACATACGACTCAACTTCTGTCTCTTGCGGTGCAACTTGCAAGCCTGAGCTAGATAGCCAATGCGTTGTCCACGGTAACGGGTTAGTGTTTACTGGAGCATTGAATATAGTATTCAAGCCCAGTGCTTTTAGTCTACGATTAGCAATATACTCTACGTATTGATGTAAGAGTGTATCGTTTAATCCTATCATCGAGCCATCTTTAAATAGATAATCGGCCCAATCTTTTTCTTCTGCTACGCATTCACGCCACAAGTCATATACTTCATCTTCGCACTCTTTAGCAATCTTAACCATTTCTGGATCGTCTTTGCCTTGAGACCAAAGTTTAAGAACATGTGTGCTTAATGCAAGGTGCTGTGCTTCATCTCTAGCAATAAGGCTAATAATTTTAGCACTACCTTCCATTAGTTTTAATTCTCCAAATGCAAATGTACATGCAAAGGAGACATAAAAACGTAAACCTTCAAGAATATTTACCGTGTGCATTGCTAGGTAAAGTTTCTTTTTGACTTCTCGTAAGCTACCTTCGCCTCTGTGATTGTAAGCATCGGCTGCGGCAGTAAATGCATCATAGTGTTTAGTAACACTTTCTGCACGAGCAATAATCTTTTCATCATCAAGGATTGTATCAAACACTTCACTTGGATCAGCATACACATTCTTCATGATGTGCGTATACGAACGTGAGTGAATTGTTTCAAAGAAATCCCAAGTAACAATACATCCTTCTAGTTCAGGCAATGATACATGCGGCAAAAATGCTAGACATGGACCACGTCCTTGTACACTGTCAAGTAATGTTTGATACTTTAAGTTTGATGTAAAGATATGTTTCTGCTCAGGACGAAAGTTAGCAAAGTCTGCACGGTCTTTTTGTAAACTTACTTCTTCAGGTCTCCAAAAATAACCAAGCATAGTCTGGTTAAGTTTATCAAAGACAGGAAACTTAAATGTATCATATCTCTGTGTGTTTTGATCTGCTCCGAAGAACATGTTTTGTTTTGTAAAGTCTACTTTTTCTTTGTTAAAAACTGTTTTTGCCATCTCTCATTCCTTTATGTGCTATTTGATAATACTATCGTTTGTGAAGGTTGTCAACCATTAAATGTTGCATGCCTCACATTCCTCATCATCGCCGTTAAATTCACCCTGCGCTAACGGCGCTTCCTCTTTTTCGTCTTCGATCTCACTTGGATCTGTTTTATAATCATATGTGTTTTGGTAATAACTAGTTTTCCATCCGTACTTGTATGTGTTTAGTAGGTCCTGCATCATTACACTCATTGGTACTTCGTTGTTCTCAAAGTGTGTTGGGTTGTAACTCCAGTTACCACTAATTGCTTGGTCAAAGAACTTTTGCATCACTGCTACAACATTAATGTATCCTTCGTTGCTAGGCATTTCCCACAACAAAGTGTAATGGTTCTTTAGTGTTTGATACTGTGGAACAATCTGCTTAAGAGGCCCTTTCTTGGACTTCTTAACGGACAAGTAACCTCTAGGTGGTTCAATTCCATTTGTTGCGTTCGACACAACGGAACTGCTCTCCGAAGGCATTTGTGCGGACAATGTGCTGTGCCTAAGACCGTGTTCCTTGATGTCGCTACGTAAAGTATCCCAATCATAGTTTAACTTGTTCTCTACTATTGTATCAACATCCTTCTTATATGTATCAATAGGAAGGATTCCATCTGAGTATTTAGTACGGTTAAAGTACTCACAAGCGCCTCTTTCCTGCGCTAAAGTGTTGCTGGCTTTAAGCAAATAGTATTGGAATGCTTCTGATAGGTCGTGTACTAATTTCCAAGCATCTTGATCACCGTATTGTACTTTGTTACGTGCTAGATAGTGCGCAAGGCCAATATAGCCTACACCTAACGAGCGTCTTGCCTTTGTGCTTATTTCTGCTGCCTTGATTGGATAACGCTGATAATCAATAATTTCTTCTAATGCTCTAACAGCTAAGTCACATAACTCTTCTAGGTCATCTAAACTTCTTATAATGCCTACATTAATTGCACTTAGAATACAAAGAGCAATCTCACCTTCTTCGTCATCAATATGTTGTAGTGGCTTAGTTGGTAGTGTAATTTCTTGGCATAGGTTACTCATGTAAACTGGGTCTTTGAACGAGCTGTGTGTATTACAGTGATCAACATTCATAATATAAATGCGGCCTGTTTCAGCACGTTCTTTAATCAATGCACTAAACAAATCCATTGCATCAACTTTAGATTTCTTAATACTTGTAGCACGTTCGTATTTTTCGTATAGCTCTTGGAACACTTCTGGATCGCCAAAATATGCTTCGTACAAACCCGGAACATCATGCGGCGAGAAAAGAGTTATATCGCCTCCAGATAACAATCTCTCATACATAGTTTTGTTAAGTTGAATTGAATAATCTAACTTACGTACTCTGTTGTCTTCTGTGCCTTTGTTGTTCTTTAGCACAAGGATGTCTTCAATCTCTTGATGCCAAAACGGAAAGTGTGTAGTAGCACTGCCGCCACGTACACCATTTTGTGTACAACATCTTACAGTTGATTCAAACTTCTTTAAGAAAGGAACGATACCAGTGTGCGCCACTTCGCCGCCGCGTATCTTTGCATTGACGCCACGTATCCTGCCAGCGTTGATCCCAATGCCTGCACGTTGTGCAGTATACCTGCCAATAGCCATATCGCTAGAGAAAATGCTATCAAGAGTATCATCGCTGTCAACCAAAACGCAACTAGCAAACTGACGTACAGGAGTTCTAACGCCGGCCATGACTGGTGTTGGTATGTTGACTTTAAATAGTGAGGTCGCATCGTAGTATCTCCTTATATAATGCATACGTGTTTCTGCTGGATAGTTAGAAAACAATGTTGCCGCAATCATCATATACATATACTGCGGAGTTTCAAATATTTCACCAGTTGAACGATCCTGTACAAGATACTTGTCAACTACTTGACGCATTCCTGCATATGTAAAGTTCTCATCACGTCTGTGATTTATATAACTATCGAGACGGGAAATTTCTTCTAGTGTATAACTTTCTAATATCGTAGGATCATATAACCCACGTTCGATATTTGCATTAATAATATTAATAAATGGAACTGCTTCGTACTCGCCAAACACTTGCTTATATAATCCATAAGTCAAAAGTCTCGCTGCGGCATATTGGTAATTAGGATTTTCTAATGAAATAAGATCGTTAGCACTTCTTACTAAAATTTCTTGTATTTCACCTGTACTCATTTTATCGTAAAACTGTAGATTTGCATTCATTTCAATTTGACTGCTACTTACGCCTGCTAAACCTTCACATGCAAATTCTACTACTTTGTGTATTTTATTAATGTTAATTGATTCTGTGCTGCCATTGCGCTTTACGATGTGAATACCGTTTGACATTCTGTGTTCTCCTATTTGTTCCATTTAGTTCAATATTTAGTTTAGTGCTGACATGTTATGATGCATTGCAGGCTGTATATTTGGTAATGTTTGCCTTGTTATGCGTAGTTGATTTTCATAACCAATTACTACTTCGTCAACACTTAAAAGGTAGTAGTGGTTGCTGTTTGCTCTATCTATAAAGATATGTATCTCAAATTTCCCCTGGGCAAAACGCTCAGTTAACTGTAGAGAATAACCAATTGCCAGTAGTTTAGCAAATAAACAATAGTGGTTTTCACTTATTAGTTCCCATGGATTAGGCCATGCAGACGGGGTGTAAGGATCAACACAAATATGCTCTGTAGGGATAGTATCGTAAGCATCTATAGCATCCTGTATCGGATCGTTGGATGTCTCTAGAGCCTGTCTAAAGTCATGCCAGACACGAAGTCTATCTTCATAAGTTTTATTAAAGAACATTCAATATATGCTTATGATTTAGATGATAGTCTAAAGGTGATGTTTCCGCTGTCTGATATGTTTTTACACTGTACTTGTGCAGTATAGTATCCACTGTTTTGTTGCAGGATAGCTGCAAATTGCAGAGTTGACTCGTATGTGTCATTCCCTGCATAGTCATATTCATCTGATAGTGTCACGCTGTTATTCTCTCTGTTAATTATTACTGTTAACTCACCAGACCTTGTGTATATGTTCTGCGTTGATTGATAATGGTATTCAACGTGATAGCGTTTGCTTGCTTCAGCGGGTAGTCTAAACAACCCGTTAAAAGTAATGTCCGATGGAACATCAACGTTCTCAGTATATCCATAATCAACAAATGCAGGTCCTTCAACATCTGGTATGTAAGGTTCGCTTACAAAGTAGTTATTGTCTATACTTAAATTATACGTTCTATCAAAGTGATCGTCAAGAGAAATATTGCCTTTTTCTACAAATTTTATTATTGGCCATTCCGCACCCGATGCGTCACCGCCGTTGTTTCCCACGCTTATACCAAACTTGTTGTCTTTTGACATGTTGCGTGTGCCTTCTGTTACTAGTATACCATGTTGATCTATGTCTTCAAAGTAACATCCGTTAATCGTATTATCAAATGGTGCCTTTTGTCCTGCTTGCCTGTTTAGTCCAAAAACAATTGCGCTTACTGATCTATCGAAAGTACACA